TTCTTCTGTTATTCTGAATCCTCCCATTACTCCGAAGTTTCTTCCTTCTGTACTAATAATTGTAAATGGTGTTCCTTCTATTTGCACTCTTTCTACTAATTCAGTCTTTAAAGAGTCTGTGTTGTTTACTTCTTCTACATTCATTGATGTAGATTCTTTTGTTAATGTTTCCATCTTTTTCAAAATATTTAGTTGTTTTGATTAATATATAGTGTCCCGACTGGACTCTATTTTTCTTTATGACCTCTGAAGTTTCTAGGTCTACGAATATGCTTTCTGTTCTCCATTGCTTTATGTTTTTCGAATCTTTCCGCATCTTCTTCTCTATCCATTAAGTATTGTGTTAGATCACTTCTTTTTTTTGGTTTTCCGAATATTCCTGTATTGTCTTCTTTCTTAAAGTCCTCCATTATCAATTTGAAGTCTATGTATTTACTTATCCTCATAACTATTTTTATAATTTTGAGAATGTATTTTACCACCTTTTTCATTGTTTTTTTGTTTTTTTCGAGGGGTAGGGGAGTTGTCTGTATGTCAGGCTATCACTGACTTTCTGTCCAATTTACTTAATATATATTATCGGACAATTTATAACTCCTTGATTCTCAGTTAGTTAATACTTATTTTACATAATTCTTGGCTAATCTATACATTTATTTTTAATTGATCACCATATTTTTTCAATTCTTCTACTAATTTTTTATTTTTCTTTTGTTCTTCCTCTAATATCTCCTGGATTATTTTCTCCATTCTTTTTTCGAATTCATCTAGTGTTTCTTTCATAAGTCTAGTTTTTCTCTTAAACATAAGCGCAACTTGTTGCAAGATTGATGCCCGTAGGGATCTAGGCCATCTTTTAGCCTTGGCCATATAGTTTTTTTATTCTTTCTAATCTTTTAAGGTTTCTCAGTTTGTTTTCGTATTCTTTTAATTCCCAATTTTTACTATCATCTCCATATCCTAGCCTTTTATTTTTTATTCTTTTTTCTTTTAATAGTTTAAAATACTCCTTATCATCTTTACTTATGTCTACTTTTTCACCATCTATCCATCTTTCATTTTTATCTAATTTTTCTATCCACAATTTTTCTCTTTCATCCTCGTTATATATATAGTTTCGATAGTATATCGGTAGTGCTAATTTTAATCCTTTTCGCGTTCTATAAGTTTCGTCTGTTCCTTCGTTTTTTTTGTATTTGTTCCTCTCTTTATCGTCTCTATTTAGATACCCTTTCCCTATTCCTTGACTTACATACATTTTTGATCTATATTCTTTATGAACTTTATCACTTTTATTTAAATACTTTATAATATAATTTATTGTCTTTTCATTTACATAATCTCCGAACCATACTCCTCCGTATTTCCAAACTGGTGCTATATCTTCTTTTTGGTCTGTCCATAATATTCCATGTATGTGTAATCGTTCCGTTCTTGTGGTTCCTAGCTCTGTTACTAACCAATGTCTTATTGTTTTCCCATATTTTTTTCTCCATCTTTCTGTAAACCTTCTTACACTTATTCTACTTATTTCATTATCTCTGTTATACCCACTTAGTTTATTACTTACCTCATTATCTATTTTCTGTATTTCTTCTTCACTATATGTTAGTGTCACAAAATGACACTTCATTTTATTATGTCTTATTTCTTCACTAAGTCTTACTTGCCATTCTCTTGCCTTTGCTTTTCTACATTCCATGCACTTATTGCATTTCGTCGGCACCCATTTTACCCTTTCGTCAGTAGCTTGGGGGACGTCTCCCCCATTTTTCTTATTTGCTACATATTTTCTGTTTTTTATTAGTTTTGGATATAGGCACATTATTTACCTTTATAATCAGGATTTATATTCATTCTACTTTTTACATGATCACCAAATGTTTTATTTGTGTGATTTCCTACATTACTTGGTTTTCCTTTATTTGTTAATTGTTTTATCATTAATTCTAGTTTCTTTTTATTTGTTAGGAATCCTAACACATCATCTAGTGCCCCAAATCCTACTTTTGCCCAATCTTGGTATATTTTGTGTTCTAGTTGTCTTTCTTGATCTTTTGTTAATTCTATTTTTGCTTCATTTAATGCATTTTTTACTCCTTCTCCAACTGCTTTTTTTCTTATTTCCATTTTTTGGTACTCTGCCGTTTCTCTGTCTATTTCATATCTTATTTCTTTTTGTTTTATATCTTCTAATGTACTATCTACATTACTTTGTAGTTGACCTATTTCCAATTGTCCTCTACCTGCTGCGTCATCACCTCTCTTTATTGCATTATCTATTCTTGTCCCTTCATTAGTTTCTTCTTGTCCTTCTATTTGTGCTTCTAATGCTTTCATTTCTAACCCCATTAACAATGTTTGTGGGTTTGCTTTCCATGCTTGTGGCGCGCTTCCTTTACTTGCTGCTCCTCCTCCTTGGCTCCCTGTTGTACCTCCTGGTCCCGCACCTTTATACATCAATGCTGGATTTAATCCTGCTGCTTTCATCATTCTTACTTGTTCCGGGTAATTTGTTTTTTGCCACATCTTAAATTGTAAGTCGTGTCCTTGTTGATTTAATTCTTGTTGGTTTCCATGTTGTATACTCATCAAGTTTTGTTCTTGTTGATACTGTTGTTGATTTGTTGCTTGGTTTATTGCACCTTCTAACAAACCTGTTCCTATTCCTATTGCTTCTCCTGGCATTTTATTTTATTTTTTTGTTAAACATTTTTATTTTATCACATGCTTTTACTAGTCTATATTTTGTGTAATCATCTTTTAGATCATTTGCCATTATTAGCAAATCTTCTATTAGTTCCACACTTTCTAGTATTTCTCTTTTGATTCTTTTGTTATCAATTTCTTTTGTCTCGTCTGTTATCTTCATAATTTTCATTTTTCGCGCTTTTTTAAAAGCGTTATATATACTTGATATATTAGTACAAATGCGTACCACGTTTTCAAAGTATGGGGGGTTTGTTACTCAAGTTAAGGCTCATCTTACTCTTTCTCGTACCCCCTCTATACTCTACTTTGTTCCCGTCGTTCCGTTTGTTGACTCGGCTCCGCCGTCTTTATCTTTCTTCAGTTTTACTACTTTTGCTTCTTTACCTTCCTGGCTTACACCTTTATGGTCTCTTTTAGCTATCATAGCTTTATGTACTGCGTCCATTGCATCCGCTGCTATTTCCCAACGATCTGTTCTAATATTATATGCTGCGTTTACTCCATCTTTTCTTTCTGTGTATACTAGTGGCGCTCCATCTTTAATTGGTTCCCCATTTTTTACTACTCTTTCGATTTTGTGTTCTATTGGCTCTCCTTCTACTTTTATAGAGCTTGTTATTTGTGTACTTCCATAGTACGGTGTTTTATATCCCATTTTCTTTTTTTTTATAGGTTAGGCATTATTTTAGCACTCATTTTTCTTCTTGCTTTTATATCATTTTTAATCTGTACCCAAAAGTTTTGACTATCTAATGATTTTTGTGCGAATATGTAATTGTATTTACTTGGATCTACATATGTACTCAAGTCTTCTAATCCGTATGGTCCTTGCTTATATCTTCTGTTTAGTGTCATAAACATTTCACCTCCGTTTTCGCTATCATTTGCAAAGTTTCCTCTACATTGATTCACATTAGTCATGTAGTTTATCCATGCTGGTTGTTTTCCTGCACTGTTATATTTTACTACTCCCGCTGCATCTATTGTCGTATCAAACCATGCCATCTGATCAGTGACTAAGTCCTCGAATCCTATTTCATCTAGTGCCGGTTTGTGGAATTGGTCCATATTCTCTAATCTCATGTCCCATTTATTTCCTTGACTATAATCTATTCTTGGTGTTAGACTTACTATCCCTATTATATATGATGGTTCATGTACTTTTACTCGTACTTTTCCTCCTTTATTTTTTTGTGATAGTCTCCCTCTCCCCGCTAGCGTTCCTAGTGGCTGTGTTTCTCCGTTTACCTCTGTGTCACTATTACTTAATACCTCTTCAAATCCTAGTTCTTTTATTAGACTTCCATGATATACCGGGCTTTCTGTGCTTTTTGCTCTTTCATGTGTATATACTGCATCTAACCAGTCGTCATAGCTTCCTCCACTTATTGCAATTCTATTTAACATATTATATACCTTATTTGCTAGGTTTAATGCGTCTATTGTGAATTCTCCGCTACTTGTGTCTACTGCTGTTACTTCTGCTATTCCGTTCGGTCCGTCTATCCATTCTGTGCTTATCCAATTATTGAATAAGTCACTTTGATAAGTTTTTATTCCTAGTCCCTCTTGGCTACTTCTACAGAATGCTTTATCATAATCTCCTGTTGCTATTCCTCCCTCTGTATCTAATCCTAATCCGTATGGCTCAATACTATTTCCGTCTATTTTAAACGCTGTTGCTTGTCCTACTGCTGCTAGAATATTTTCTCTCATTTCATCGATATTATCCAATGGGAAGCTGCTTAATTGTGGTTCTCCACTTGCACTCGGTGCCACGTTTGGTATTACATCTATTTGTGTTCCCGGCATTTCAAATGTTGTTCCGTTTCCGTTTGGTCCAAAGTAATTATAACACGTTACTGTATAGAATACTCCTGGTATTCCATTTGTCATTGTGTCTACTATATCTACATTTCCGAACACTCCTCCATTATTAAAGTATAACCCGTGTAGAGTTCCGTTTATTTCTACTTGTACGTTACTTAAATCTGGATATCCGTATGGTGTTGTTTGTTGACTCCATGCTACTCCGAATCTTAATGTTGTTGTTGTTCCTACTCCAAACCCTCCATTATTTATTGCTATACTATTATTGTATATATTTCCTTGGTACGTTCCTTCTAAATCTAATCTTACCGTTCCTATTGGTGCTAGATTATATTTATTATTTAAATCTTCTCCATGTATTACATATCCTACTGTTCCTTTTCCTTGTTTTTCTTCTTGTTTATTTGCATAGTAGTTTTTATATATATCCCAATATCCTAAGTATGGTACTGCGTTGAAGTTTCTTTCTATATTTCCTTGTCCGGTTGTTAATCTCCCTAATCCTCTTATATTTAAGTATGAGTATATACTACTTGGGTTTATTTGTGCATTATCTGTATAGTTTGTTGGATCATATTCTGCTACCATTCCCATTTGTGGTAGTTTTATTTTACTCATATCCATACCTATATTTAACATATTCATATGCAATTTTCCTTGGTATAGTCTTACTGGACATTCAAATACGTCTAATTGTACCTTATATCCTCCGAATAGTGGTCCCACTGTTGGTAGTGTTTTTACATCACACTCTAAGTCTATATCGAATGTATCGCCTGGCAATCCTAGTTCACACATGAATGGTACTAATGTCCCGCTTGCCATTGAGCTTCTCCATATATATCCTAAGTCATGTGTACTTCTTTCGTAGTTTCTTAGACTTACTTCTTGTTTACTTCCCGATCCTATTCGGTCGCCTCCTAATGTTGTTTTCATTTTTAGTTTTTATTTTCTGTTAATTCTTCTTTAATTGCTTTACTTGCTTCGTCTTTCATTTCGTTTAGTATCATTATAACCTGTACTATTCTATTCCATGTTATACATTTTAACTCATCTTCCACTTCTCCTACACTTTCCATTTCTTCTGTTATTCTGAATCCTCCCATTACTCCGAAGTTTCTTCCTTCTGTACTAATAATTGTAAATGGTGTTCCTTCTATTTGCACTCTTTCTACTAATTCAGTCTTTAAAGAGTCTGTGTT